TAGATAAAAAAGAGTCCCATTTCTGTTTTCAAAATGGCAATTTCTAAAACTTTCCCAATTACCCAACCGACAACGGGTCCGAAAACCACGTTGCCGAGTATCGGGATTTTTGAAACGACAAAATTAAAAACAAACTTTTTCCCCATCGAAAGGGCAGCTTGCTTTATTAGATCAGCATATTGCTGCTGATTCACACGGCCTTTTCTGTCGCTTGTTTATAAGCTTGATTTGCAAAAACTTGGAACGCTGATAAAACCGCACCATTAAAAAGCGCCGTTTGCCACGAAGCACCCGTCACCATTACGCCTAAAAAAGCCATGATAAAAGATAATCCTGAAACAATAACAAGTTTCCATTTTCCCGCAAAATTTGCAAGTGATGTTCTAAAAAATAACATCAAGCCTTGAACAACTGCAACTGCAAGGGCTGCCCCTTTCATTCCGCCAATACCTGCAAGAATTGCAAGATATGACGTCAACTCATCCGTTGAGGGCGGCAAAACTTCTTGCCCGAATGCTTTTAAACCTAAGAAAACTACAACGAAAGAAATCAGACCGACAAAAATATTCATTTTTTTACCTCGCAAGTTTGTGGACGTTTTATTTTTAGTTGCTCACAATAAGCACCTTTAAAATTATCTTTTGCGCAAACACAATATGCCTTAGATGTTTGAACCATGGAACTTGTAAAAGATCCCCAAATAATCCCAGCAATCAACGCAGTCATCATAAAATCCCCCTTTTAAAATCAAACTATCAAAAAAATTTAAGCGCAACTTATTCTATTTATACGGCGGTCCAGAAACCCACGCGACAAGTGATTGCCTTTTTCCCGAAATAAGCGGCGTTACTCGGTGCGCGTTATAAGACGGGAAAATGATTAAAGATCCGACAGACTTTGGTACTGATTCTTTTTCGTGCCCTAAAAATTCAAGTTCGCAACCTTGATATTCGTCAGGATTTGAAAGTTGCACGACGCACGACAATTTTCGAATTGAAAAATCAGCGGGACCACTGTCCGCATGCCAACTGTAATGATCATTTGCAATTTGATACCGTGTCAATTGCAAGGGTTCAAAAAACCCGTTTAAATTAAACTGCCAACGTGCTTCGTTGCACCCGTTCACAATGTCTGCAAGTTTTTTAAAAATCCAATGATTATTTTCAGCGGGTTTTATCCAACATAAATCGTTTTTTCTAATTTCATGATTTGGTGTTGTGTTTTGTCCCGTGACTGCTTTTTCAACTTGAGACTCGTCAAACATCGATTTAATTTCTTCGCATTCTTTCGCAGAAAAAGCGCCTTCAAAAGACGCCCATTGAGCATAGTTTTCTAAAGTTTTTATTTTAAAAGCAATCAAACGTGTGTCCCGCAATCATATACTAAAATATTTGAACGAGTTTCTTTCACTTCCCAAGAAGTGATTTGTTGCCCGTTTACTTCTAAAGTTTGCTGCTGAAAAATTAGAAAATTTTTGTTGTCATCAAATGACCACACTTCCGAATTGTCGGGACGTCTTGGACACTGATAAACTTGAACTTCTGATCGTTCAAATCCTTTAGATTGAACCATTCTTTCAATCCAGCCTTTGTCTCCTGAATCATTCAACCAAAAATCAACAAATTTATTTTTATGAAATACTGCAAACATTTTTCCCCCTTAAACTGGTTCGTCAAATAAAATCGTTATGAAGCCACTTGATCCAGATCCAACAGCAGAAAATCCTGGACCGCCAGGAGTCGGTCCAGCACTGCCAGCACCGCCGCCGCCAGCGCCGCCGCCTGCTCCAATTGTAACCGTATAAGATGTGCTTGGTTTTATTGGTTGCAAATTACAAATCCCATATGCATTACCAGTCCCAACACCACCATTACCACCGCCTCCAGGTGAACCAGCAGCACCAGCACCACCAGAAATTCCTAAACGATAATAAGAAAAATTTGAACCTATTCCACCATTTGTAGAATTTCCAGCACCGCCACCACCACCAGCACCGCCACCGCCAGCACCGCCAGCACCACCAGCTCCGCCCGAAGCACCAACAAAAGATAAATTTAAAACATCACCTACAAAAGTAGTGGTTCCACCAGTTCCACCAGCATTGCCTGCCGTTCCTGGAAAGCCTGGATTTGGCCCAGCGCCGCCACCGCCGCCGCCAGCGCCGCCGCCGCCGCCAGATCCACAAACAATAGCCTGTGCAACAGTTCCAGGTGATGTCCATGTTCCGGGCGCTGTAAACGCAACTTGTTTTCTATAAATAGGATTTATTGTTGTCAATCAAGACTCCCTTGAAAAGTTGTCGGAACAAAATGAAAAAATACAAGATCACAAAAATTTCCAGGTAGAATCAAATTTCTATAGTGCGGGTTATCCGTTCCTGAATACGCAACGGCGTCCCCTTTTTCTAAATGATAGGCTTGATCCGAAATAAAAATATTCCACGGAGTTCTAAAATCAATACACAAATCAACCGTATATTTGCATTGCGGTCTGTCAGTGTGAAGCGGGCAAATTGAACGCTCGTCATCATACATTGAAAGAAAAGAATAACTGCGTTTTACTGGTTCACCAAATAAATTCATTTCATTTACTTTGGTTTCAAGATATTCGTGCATGACTTCAAAAAGCGGGTGCCGATGACATTGCTTTCGAAAAAATGTCGTTCGATCTTCGGGGCAACTAGGATGATTTTTTGTGTGACTAATTTGCATTCTAAAAAGCCACAACATATCTTCACTAAATAAATTCGGTAAAATTCGAGGCTGCATTTTTTTCCTTTAAGATAAAATTAAACTAAAATCTTGCACATCACCCGTAGGAACGTCCAGAATAAAAAGAAAAATCGGAGTTTCAGCCGGAATTGCACCCGCTACAAAACTTGTACTTGAAAATTTTACTACTTGATTTGGTCGATTTCCGGTCAAATTTACTGGAATTTCTGGTGCGACACTGAAAATTGATTTCATTTCGGTCTGCACATATCCCGCTGGATTTAATTGTGCTGGACTGTTCCCGGCTTCAATTACAATATTAAAATTTGCACCGCCCCCGCGATTTACTTCCAAAACTCGAAACGGAGCACGATTGATTGCTTCAAAATAATTTCCAGAACTTGTCTCAACCATTTCAACAAAAGACGAAGTTGTATAGACCGCACTTTGATTTGTATCAAACTTTATAAGCTTGCGCGTATGCCGTGGAGTTCCGGCAGTCCCAGCTTGCACGACTCCGGCCTCGTTATAAATCACTAAATTATTCCCCGACCTATTTACTTCGACCACGACAAAAATTCCGTTGTTTGCAGCCGTGGTGTGCCCCTCAAAACTGACAGTATCTAAAGCAGTAACTTGCGCGGAAGGATTTGTCGAAAGGGCATAAAGCCATCGATTGGTTGTCACATTTCCTGCCGCGCCCCCTTGAACGACGCCCGCAGTATTGTAAATAATTAAATTATTTCCTGCGCGATTTACAGCCCGGATAAAAAAGTTTCCATTATTTCCGCCCGAAGTGTGCGCAGCCATTAAGGCACGTTCTCCGACAAAATATTCCGTTGTAGGAATTGCGGCCGAATAATTAAACTGCCAACGTAGAACGTCGAGCGTTCCAACGGCACCCGCTTGAACGGCACCCGTCGGAATATAAACCCAAACATTATTTCCAGCTTGGTTTGTTCTATAAATTTCAAATGTTCCGTTGTTCGCGCCCGTCGTGTGGGCCGCAAAAAGTGCCGATTCGCCTACAACAAAATCCGAATTGACTGGATTCGTGTAGTTAAAAGACATTAGTTTTAATTGCATCGTTCCTGCCGCAGTCGTTTGAGCAACGCCCGAAGCATTCGAAATCACAACCGATGAATAACCAGATGCATTGACTTCGACGATGACAAAAGTCCCGTTATTGCCGCCCGCAGTTGCACTGGCAAAAGTAACGGAGCGTCCTATTGCGTAGTCTGCATCAAGTAATGTTCCGCCGAAATTATATCGCCATAAATTCCCGCCGACATTTACAATTGATTGAATGTTTACGGTTGATTTAACGTGCGTGATTGATTGCGTTGTGATTTGTGCTGTGGACCTTGCAATTGATTGCGTATTGATAGCACTTCCGACTTTTGCAATACTTGTCGTTGAACCTTCAAATTGATGATCAATCCCTATAATTGGAGTTTTAGGAGTTGTCATTCTTCGAACGTCAAATTTTAAAGATCCCGAAAGTCCTGATTTTTTTATTGTAGCGCGAGCAGTTGTAGGCGTGAATTCTTTAAAAGTTAACGCCGTGTCGATCCCTTTGAAATAATTTTTTATAACTGAAAGCGGCCCGTTGACGTTATATCCGAAAGCGACGTTTCCAGATGACAACTGTGCATCTAGAAAATTCAAATCCTGACGGATGCCGTCCATTAAGTCATCATCAACCGGACTTTTCGCATCAACTTGTGAGGGTGCAATTATTACAGGTAAAGCCATATTAAAAAGTTATCCTATAGGTTGGTTTTCCGTCATCAAAATTCGCGCCGCTATCGCTGATATAACAATATCTTTTTTGTGAGTCCGTTGCATCGTCGTAATCTGCAAATTTTAATTTAAAATTTGTTGTTAAAGTTGTGGTCCAGTTATTTTGAAAAGTGATTGTGTCTGACACAACGCTTGCAATCGTATTGACTGGATCTGCTAAATAGGTGCGTGTCACGTTGTCAAAAAGACGCACTTTCCAGCCGACTAAATAAAACGCCCCGCGCCCGGGCGGAACCGTTACCGTGTTTTGATTTACTACACTAGAAAATAAATCACTCGGTGCGATGTAACACGACCTTATTCCAGTAAAAGAAGTAAACGCCAATTTAAAATTGACGTCCCCCGTTTGAAAATTTATGGCTCTTTCCACAATTTCCATTTCTGAAGCAAAATTCAAAGTGCCGTCCGTGTTTGGAATTGTATTCGTTTTTATTAGTGCTTTGTCCCCGATAGTTTGCAAACTTTTATCGATATGAGTTGAAATGGACACTTCCGCAACGGGTTGCGAAAGCCTTATTAAAATAGTGTTTGCATAGGTTGAAACAAAATCTTGTCCGTCTAAAGTTTCTTGAATTCCCTTAAAAGAAAATGAAAGTGGTGTTCTTTTCCCATATGCCGCAATACTTGCAGCGTCTTCAATGACATCCGTTTTTCTGAATTGATTTGTTCCTTCATCGTAGTCCCAAGCAATTTTCAAAGAATTGATAATTTTAGAATCATCAACGGACCATTTTGGATATTTCGTGATTGAGTTTTCGTCAATGACGTCGGTTTCTTCGACGAACACGGCACGATCTAAAATTGCAAGTGTAAGTTTGGAATTTTTTGAATAAGTAAATCTTAAATTGCAAGGTTGCAAAATTTGTTCTTCAATAAGTTTTAAAGCCGACGGTACATTGTAAAATGAAAGTTTAAATTGAGTATTTAAAAAAAGGTTGTCTTTTAAAGTTTCAATTTCTGCAATATCAATCAACGTGTTTGCAATCCCGCAGCCATCCTGCAAATTGTCGTAAGTTCCACCGCCGCCCCCTGAAATTAAAAGCCTCAGAATAATATTTAAAGGGTTGTCAGTAATTGTTTGAACTAAAAAAGCACTCGTATTTATTTTGTGCGCAGCCGGAATTGAATTTAATTCGCCTCGAATCACACCTAAAAAAGTTTTTGCCACATTGTCTTTGGAAGCGTACGACAAAAATTCATCATTGATCTTTAAAAATCCAGCTGCAGGAAAAGAATCAATCGCGTCTCGCATTGTTAGCGTGGTTGTGCCTGATAAAATGTCCGCAGCAAGTGCGGAAGTTTGATCATAAATCGGTTGATTCATTCGGTCCGTATCTTCGTTCGAACTAAAAGAATAAGAGTTGTCAGAATGCTCTACTTTTTTTATTCGAGTTTTTGGAAGTTGGTAATAATCAGAAAATGGAATTGCGTCTTCAGAAGTATTGATTCGACTTCGACCTAAATAAATAGTGACTTCTTTTCCGATAAAACTTGCGGCGTTCCCTGCAATTAAATTGCTGATAACTCCGTTAAAATCGACAAGTCTAAAACTATAAGACGTGATTGTGGTATTTACTCGCTTTATATCAATCGAAGTCGGATTTAAAACTAAACTTGAAATGCATTTGTCAAATGGTGCCGTTATAGTTAAACCAGAATCGGGGTTTCTAATCCCGTAGTACGTGGAATCAATTAAAATGACCACATTTGGAATAAATCTTTTTTCTGTTTTAACTATCTCGACATATGCCATTTAAAACACTCTTCGCATTTTTAAAACAACAGCCCACACATAGTCAAAACCCTTCGGAACTATTTTTGTCGGAGAAAATTTTAAGTCTGAAAGTTCATATTCAACGGACGCCCCTAAAGTTTTATCCTCGTAATATAAAAAAGTCCGTCCTGCATATCCATGAGTAACAAAAAAGTTTTTCAGTGATTCATAAAGTGCTTGTGATAAAAAAGAAAAATTTAAACTTCGTTTTGCTTCTATAAAATCAATTGAAGTCTGCACTTTTCCAGAAATAGAGACGCTTTGACGTTCTTTTGAGTCGATTTGTTCCCCGTCTTTTTCAATCGGCGGAAATTCGAATTCTATTCGGTACAAAAAAGACAGGCTCGAAGTTCCTGGACTAATGGCATTTGCGGACATGACAACCGTGCTGACAGTTTTTGACAAAACCGTTGTCCCCGCAGGAATTCCAGTCCCTTCAATCAACATCCCAACTTCAATGTTTGTCGTCGTCACACTTGTCAGCGTGTCGCTTCCGCCCGTGCGCGTGGCTGTGAGAGATTGATTTTTCCATTCAATTTTTGGTATTGCGTATGCTGGCATTAGATATTTACCCCAAATATTTGCGCGTTTCTAAACTCGATTGCATCCGAAATTCTTTTCACTAACGAATCAATGTAAGAATCGTCAGCCGTGACGTCGCCTTGAATAATTGTTTGGCTTGGTTGAGATAGTTTTTCATCAATGCTCTGAAGTGCTGAAAGCATTTCTTCATTCCCTCCCGTTCCGTCGTTTTGAACCGCACCCACGACTTGATCAAAGTTTCTTTCAGGAACAACCAATTCACCCGGCATTAAAAGGGCCGGAACCGAATCACGTCCAGGGATTCCCCCAGTCACAAGACCGCCGTCCGCTGCCGCAAGTACGCCCGCAGTTCTTTCCGCACCGAAAGCAATCGCCGCGGCTGCCCCTGCAACTCCTAGGGCTGGCCCTACGATTGGAATAGTTGAAAAGCCTCTATAGATATTCATCGCGGATTCACTCGTTGCAATGGCAATTTGTGCGACTGCCGCAGCTTTTCCGATTCCTTTTAGAGTTTCGTTTTTGCTGTTCTGCAATTGAACAAGTTCGCCCGCCGCTTGCTTCGTTCCTTGTACTTCCTCAGAACGAAGGGTCGCGTTGATAGTTGCAACTGACTTTCCGTATTTTATCCGGTCTTGCAGTTCTAAATTTCTACTATCAATTTTTGCTTTTAAAGTCTCGGCCAAAACCGCTTGTTCGGCTTGTTTTTCTGTTAAAATATCCGCTTGCAATGCAGCCGATTGCTGTTTTGATAGTTCAATATCTTCTAAATTTTGTTGCTGTTTAGCTTCCAAATCGAGAGCCCGAAAGGCTGCCGCTTGTTCTTGATCAACTGCCCGTTGTTCGTTTTGTAATTCCCTAATTTCTAAAAGTTTTTGATTTAATAATTCTTTTTCCGTTGCGTTGCTGCTTTGTTTTAATGCCTGAATAGTAGCGATTTCTTGCTGCTGAAGTTGAATTAATTCATTACTTGCACCTTCATTTTGCAATCTTAAAAGTTCGTTTTGTTCGCTTTGGATTTGTAAAAGTTCCGCTGCTTTTTGTCTTTTTAGTGCCGTTTCTTTATTTGCCGCCGCTGTTTTTGCCGGATCTTGTTTTAATTCTGCAGCTTTTTCTTGTTCTATTTTTGCATCTAAATATTCTTGATTTACTTTTAGCCGTTCTTTGTTTGCGTCACTTGCGGCACTTGTGACCTTTAAAAGTCCTTCTTTGACTTTGTCTAAATTAAAATCAGCAATGCCCGCGGCAATTGTTGCAATGCCGTCCGCGATGCTTTGAAAAAAAACTTTAATCGCGGCCCCTAGACTAAAAGCGGTTTCTTTTACTTTTTCAAAATTTAAAATTAAAAAAGTTGCTCCGGTCACAATTGCTGCAATCAATATTGGAATACCAGCAAGGGCTACGTTCGACGCAACTCCGAACGCTGCCATGACTGCCGTAAAAGTTGTGAACGCTGAAACCGCAAGTGGGATTGCAATCCCGAGTGCAGAAATCACGCCCACGGCTGCAAGGACTGACACGACAAGATCGGTCAACGCTGGATTCCGTTCTAAAAATTGAAAAAATCCCGTAAGTTTTTGAATGACAGTTTCGATAATTGGAGCGAACCGCGCACCAATTGCTTCCTGAAAATTTCCGAACGCCGTTTGTAGTCCCCGGATTCCGCCGAGTCCTTCGTTTGCACTCGCAGCAAGTCCGCCCGCTTTTAAATTTACGAACTCAATAACTTTTGCATATTTGTCGGCTTCCGTTGCAGTTTCAGAAAATTGCAGTCCTTGTCTTGCAAGGGCATTTGTTTCGGTGCCGATTGTTTTTGATAAAAGTTCCGCTGAAGTTGCCAAATCAATTTTTTTAAACTCTGCAAAATCCGCAATGGCTTGCGTGAGTTCTTTCGTGATTTTTGTCTGCCCTAAATACGCTTGCGCAGTTGCTTGCGCCCCCGTGATTGCATCATCATCAAGGCCCGTTGCGTTTTGAACTTCGACGGCGTATTGTTTATAGGTGTCCGCAAGTTCTTGCGTGAAAATTCCTTGATTTTGTAGAGCATTATTCAAAGTACGTGTTGCTTGTTCAGCTTCACCAAATGCTTTTACTGATAAAAAAACTTCAGCAGAAAACGCCGCAAATGCGACGGCTGAAATTTTTGCAACGTCGGCAAGTTTATTTTCTAAGTCTTCAGATTTTGATTTTACATCGTCAAAGGCTTTTGTTGCGTTCTTTGCATCGGCATTTATTTTTATCAGCAGTTCATTATCAGCCATTTTTTACCCTTTGCTGCATGTACCGTTCAAGCTTTTCATCGGTCTCTTTGTCGAAAGCGTTCGTTTCCTCTTTAGATGTTAAACCTAAAAATTCCTCAAGGCTAACTTTTATCTGATTCCCCGACGCTTGCGCGTACGCGACCACTTGGTAATAGTGTGATTTTGCTTCCGATAGATCGATGACTTTTAAAAGTCCGACAAGCTGCCGCATTGTCAGACACAAAAAGTCATCTATAGACATTGAATATCTATGGGCAAATTTATCAAAAATTATGCCCCAGTCGGCTTCGACTTCTTTTTCTGGACCGGGGCCGGAGCCTTTGGGACTTCACGAGCTTTCAATTCTTTTCGCATCTCTTCGATTGCGGGCTCTGAAATTCCGATTGTGTTTAATAGCGCCATGCTGACGGCTAAAATGTCCTCGGTTTTTTGGATTGATTCCGTGAAATGATCGAAGTCTTTAAACAAAACTTTCGACTCTTCGTCCATCATATAAAACGCAATCTCGCATAGTTCTTCAAGGGATTGATTTTGCATGATTTCTTGAAGTCTTGCTTGCCCGTACTTTTTTAGAGCCCAAAACCGGACCTTTAAAGACCACGGTTTTAAAACGATTTTGGATTCGATTGTGGATAGTTTGAATGTGGCTCGTTGTGGGACTAAGTCTTCAAAATTTAGTTTCATATTGAAACAATTACCTATCTTTTTTAGGGTATTCAATAAAATAGTTGCTTTGTCTGACAATGTCTGACATACTTATATTTAGAGGTGAAAAATGACAAAAGAACAATTCAGCATTCAATCAATGATTCTCGGTACAATAATTCTTTTAATGGTATTTTTTTCGTCGGCCTGTGCTCCACAAAGCGGATCTGGAAGTGGGGGCGGATCTGGAAGCGGATCGGGAAGCGGCGGAACTCCTGACTTTACTGAAAAACTTTACAATGTCGTTTGCCTTGGGCAGAATCCGGGTACTCATTTCGTGCAAATCCACATGCAATGCAATCAAAATGCATCGAGCGGAAATCGAAACGAATATGTAAATTTGAATTTAGTAAATAGCAGCAACGGCGGTGCGGGCTGCGATGAAGTTTACAATTTTCGTGCTGACATTTTAAATCAAGACTCAACTTACTTGACCTATTGCGAGTTCTCAATCAACGGAGTTCTTCAGCAGCAAATTGCGATTTCTCCAAATAGTGCCCACACTTTTTCAAACGGTTATGTGCAATAATGAAAAAATTTGAAACGTCTACCGTGAAAATTGAAGTAAAAGAAACAAAACGGCAGGGCTGGAAAACTTTTATTCATTTTAAAGATACCGATATTTGCCAAACTTGGTATTTTGAAACTTACGGCGGGGCCGTTGACTTAGCTTTCGAACTTTTAAAAGAATGGGTAAAAAATGAAACCAAAAATAAATAATGATAAAAAAGTTATGCGAATTCAGGCACGCTTTTCAATTGAAGAATGGCGCGAAATAGAAAAAAAAGCCCATCTTTTTACAGATGGGAATTTTTCTCGCTGGATAAGGCTCGCAGCTATAAACCACAAGCCCCTTAAATAATTTTTTATGCAGGAATAATGTGGCGGATAGACATCACTTGATCAACTGAAGAATCATAAAGCATTGTCATTTTCAATTCTGGCTGAGAAAATGCTTGTTCTTCAAAGCTGATAGGAAGTCCAGAACCTACGCAATTTGGTGCGTCGATTTCGAACATTTCGCCCGTCGCTCGTTTTTGTGCAAGCAAGATACAACCGAAATTTGGGAACGTAACGCCCGCTTGTCCAATCACCATGTTAGTTGATTGAGTGTTTGGCGGACGAACTTCAAAAGTTGCAGTGTTTCCAATTGTGAAATTAATCGTGCCGATTCCTGTAAATCGCAAACCCAAAGATGCAACGTCATTTGTTCCAACTGCTATTGTCACTGTTGCGATTTCCAGCGTATCGTCAACATATGGTGCTGCAGTTCCGCGTTGATCAATATCAGACAACAAATAAATTTTAATTTGAGTCGCTGAAGTTGCGCGAACCATGTATTTTCCGAATTTTAAATTTGCTGCGCCCGTTGAAGGGATCACGATCAAAGTTGAAATTCCGTTTGTTCCGCTTTGGATTGAAGTCCCCAAAAAATTTGCAAGTGTGGAAACCGAGCCGCCCGCTTCCGCAGCGTTAACAGTTACCGTTGCACCTAAAAACAAACTAAAAAGAAAATCAGGATACGCTTTTACTTTTGCAGTAAATTCCGTAGAAACTGTTTTACCTTCCGCAGCCCATGGAAATTTATTAGAGCCCGCAAATAAAAGCTCTTGGTCACTTGAAAGGGCAATAGATGCCGATCCAATAACTTTCAGAATTCCGAAAGGTAATTTGTCAGTTCGTCGATACGGAGCCAACGAATGAACACCATAAATAATTCTTGGATTTGCTAACGGCATGAAGCCCCCTTTTTAGTTGTTAAATAATACTTAATGAAACCGAAACGCCCCCGACTTTTATTTCTTCGCTTGTATCAAGCTCAAGTTTAAACGCAGTCGGTCTGACAGTTTCAACTTTTATTCTAGAGGCAAATGACAGTTTGTCAAAATTTTCTTCAATCAACTCTTTGATTGCTCGACTATAGCGGTTGATTCGCCTATGCGTGTCGGTGTCCATTCCAGAATCGACAATCACGCATTCAATAAATATTTTTAAATTTTCCGAAGTCAGTTGCCCGCCGCTCGTCGTTTCTACGTTTTCAATTCCGAAAAATATCGCGGGTGTGTAATTTAAAATTTTATCTGACCAAGTTTGACGAAAAAAAGCGTCTTCAGCAATGGACGAAAGACCAGTCGTAAGACCTTTTCCTTTAGAACTTTTTTCGGATTCGATTGCTGCAATTTTTGTGTTTAAAGATGTTTTTAAAAGTGTTTCAAAATCATCGATGCAGTCTTCAATATCATAACGCGCCATTACGCCCCCACTGCTTTCAATTTTTTAGCGATATGATCGTTCAAGATTGCAGTCCAGCGTTTAAGGCGGCCCTGCTGTTCGCTTGTGGCGAACTTTTTAGCCTCGGGCCCAATAAATAAATATTTTCTCAGTGGAATTTTTGAACGTGGTTTATCAGATTGATGATAAATGCCATATTCTGTTTGAGTTCCAAGTGTTAAAGACAACTTTGTGACTTTATAAATTGAATCCCGATTATTTGGTCCTAAAAGAGAGTTTGAAAGTCTGCCCGTTCGAACTAAAATCGGATAAACAAACCCGACTTTTTTTTGTTTTTGCTTTTTATATTTTTCAGACAAATCGGGATATTGTCCCGGACCTTGCAACTTAAAAATTGCTTGCTGCGATTTATAAAAATCCGCTCCAATTAAACCAAGTGGAATTCTTAAATCTTCTGAAACTTCAGATGCACGTTTTAATGTCGCTTTAAAGGCAGCATCATTTTCAAGTGAATATGATGTAAATGATTCAGCCACGAATCACCATTGCGTAGAACCCTTTTTAAATTCAGGCTCGATAAAATTTGCGCTGTTTTCAGAATAAAGTCCAGTGCCGCCGGAAATTGGAATCGCATCCGCAAGCGGTAGCTTCCCGGTTGAAATATCCTTCAGCATTCCCATTAGTACAGCCATTGACATCGGTCTTCTAACGTTTTGTTCGCCGTCTTTGTTCGTTGCTTGCTTCACTTCCAAAATACCGCGAACTCTTTCCGCCACGATTCCCGTAGAAATCATTTTCAACAAAAAAAATCCGTCCGCAGTTTCTAGAACCGGAGTTTCATACCTTTTTGCAACGTAGGAATTTATTAAGGCGTCGGCTTGAACAATAAAAGCACTGACGTTGTCGTCAGTGACTAGAGTAGAACCGGAAAATGTAGTATTTTTAAACTCCGCTTGCACGTCGTCTAATTCGCAATATGCCATTTCTTACATTTCCTTAAAAAGTAGTGCCCTAATTAAAGGACACTTTTTAAATTATGCGATTGCTGCTTTGATAACATATCCACAAGTAGTGTCAGTCAAAACCAAGTCGTAAGAATCTTTTACGATGATTGATTTTGAATCAGGTGGATTGATCACGTTTTGCTTGTAAACTTTGCGTGGTCCTTCAGAACTTTTTGTTACATAGTAACCCAAAGACTTTTGAAGTTTTGCTGCATCTGTTGGCAACGCTGCAAGAATAACGTCCTTACCCCACATTGGAGCGAGTGAAGAAGTTTGTCCTTCTTTTGCAGTATCCCAAACAACGTCAGCAACCAAAACACGCTTCAATCGAAAAGCTTTTGCAATGTCCGCGTCTTCTAATGAACCTGCTCGGCTGTCAGCAAAACCCAAATTTCTTAAAAGTTTTGGATGAAATCGCAAAACATTCATAACTGCTTCGTCTAAAATCATAGTGTCAGGTAAAACACCAGATGCAGAACGAATTGTGTTTTTTGCTGTATTGATAACCGCAATTGGATCACTATTTGTGTAATCATTCCATTGACCAGAACCGGACAAAGTCACGTTCTGAGTCAAAACTGAAGTTGAACGAAGAGAATCAGCAAGTGCCTTTTCTTTTCCGATGTACAACAAAGAAGTCAATTGTGCAGTGACGTCTTTTTCGATGTCGAATGGTTGTTCTACGTTTTCATATTCTTCAGGAGTAATCATGTCTTCTAAACCGTTTGGTTTAATAAAATATGCATCACTTGCGTACTGACGAATTTCAACACGTTTTGCAACACCTTTGCCGCCCATCAAAGTTGATTCAAGTCTCAAGTGTTGATTGCCATATTTTCCAATACGACCACTTGATTGAACGACTTTCAACGGAGTCAATGCAACTTCACTTACAAATCCCGTGGGGATGTAAGCTTGTGATACATTCGTCAATAATTTATCTACTAAAGCCTTATTTACACTCATGGTTTTTTCCCCTCAGTTATTAAATTTTATAAGTTAAAAGTTGAACTGGAATAATATCGTTCGCCGCCGAAGTTTCTAAAGCAAGTGCTACAACTTGTTCAGTTGCTACCGCTGCTTTTCCTTGTCCAGTTGTCACCGTGACAGATATTGGAGCGCCACGTGCTACAATGCCCGAACATTTTACTTTTGCGCCGCCGCCAAATAGAGCAACTTCGGCAAGTTCGCCCGCCGCTGGATTGTTCATCAAAACACCGACTGCGATTTCACCCGCAACTGTGCAAAGAACAACTTCATCATTAGCCGATCCCATTTTCACAAAACAAAATTGTCTTGTAGACAAGTCATTTGGTGAACGGAAAGTTTGCATTACTGGTTGATAGTGTGACATTTAGTTGCCCCCTTTAATTTGTTTTAATGCTCTAGAAATTGCTGTACCTAAATCGATTTTTTCTGACTTTGCCAACTCTTCAGCAAGTTTCATCACTTTAGAATCAGAATCAGTTTCGTCGTTTCCTGCGCCACTGCCCGCAGCTTTTAAATTTACGGGTTGAGCAAGTTTGATGAACTCGTCCATGTCGCCTTTTAAAAAAGCGTCACGTTGAGCGACAACTGCTTTTCCTTCAGACAATAACTTTGTGAAAGAATTTTCTTTTTCTTTCATCTGCATGTCTTGTTTCATTTTATCTTTTTCTTGCATCTCAACTTCGACTTGTCCAAGTGCCGCTTGCAGTTGGGCTTTCAGGTCGTCGATTTGTTTTTGAAGGTCAACAATTGCAGCGTCTTTGGCTGGCATTGCGTCTTCAAGTTTTTTCATATCTTCAGAAAGCTTGAGATTTTTATTTTCAAGTTCTTTGATTTGTTCTTCTGTCATTTGATCCCCTTTTTTTTCGTTAGCTACAATTGCTTGCATATCTTTTAAAAATGGTCTGTTTGTTAAACCGCCGCCGAATAAAACATTGCTGAAAGTTTTTCCAGACTCGGGGTCATTCCATTTAAAAGTAAAATCCGGGCTAAAATATCGAAGTTCCCTTTGAGCAAGTTTTTTTTCTGCCGTCGGAGTCCACTTGATTGATGCCCAAAGTTCTTTTCCACCTTCTTTTAAATTCAAAGCAGTAATCCAACCCGAAGCTTCTTTGTCGGACTCGTGGAAATAATCAACCGCAAGGTCAATCCCTCGCACGCGTGATTCAAAATTTCTTTTCATTTCTTGCAAGACAAGCGGAGTAATTTCAAAATACCCGTATGACGGATGATTAAACTTTCCCGTTTTTAGAATTTGGATTTCAGCGGGGACACCCGCTTGATCACTTAATTCTATGCTTGAAAAAAAAGAAGTGCCGTTTAGACGCATGAGAAAAGGCTATGTGTAAATTTTTCACGCGTCAAACTTTTTTAATTAGTCCATACCCATGATGTTCGCACTCGTGACTTTCATGAAGTGTGATTGATTTTAACGCACCAGGTGAAAGGCTCACTCCACGATCGATTTTCGGGTTTTTATCGCCCTTTAAATTCGGCACTAAACGTGATTTGCAATTGTGGTGCATCGGCGGGGAATACCGATCAAGGTCTGGGTCACCGACTGCGAAAGTCTGCCCGTTAAGCTCCTGACAAATCTCGCTGATAGGGTCTTCGTTTGTAAAAGTGAAACTTTCAATCGTTTCTAAAACTTCCGGTTCAAAGAAAAAATCAAGTCGTGCCTGATTCGTTATGGTTGCAGTCGCATTCGATGCCGCAACTTCCAAAGACATCCCGGCATTGCTTTCATTTGCTAAAAGCGGATTCACTTTTTGATCGATATCGTTCAAAATTGTTTCGATTGAATCGGTCGAAGTCGCACTCGACACGAATTGAAAGTATGTGACTTTTTCCAAGTCAGCAACTTGCGAACCCGTAATAAGTAACGACTGCGCATCTATTAGTTTTTTCACATGCGCGGGAAGTGCTGCGTAATATCCGCCGCGTGGTCTGTCAGCAAGTAAAAATCTTTCAGATAGTCTGACGGATTTTGGAACTTCGTTCTTCGCGTCTTCGATTGAATTAAAAGCAATTTTTGCTAACACTTCTTTTAGTTTTGATTGATACGATCCAATACCCTTCGGCTCGACTTGCGTTGCAACTTTGATCTTGTCAGCACTCGAAGCCTTTTCATATTTGGATTTAATTTGTTTTTTTAAATCCAAATAAATCGTGCTCAGTTCTGCACTCATCAACTCAGTGAGTTCTTCTTTGTTTGTTTTAAATTCTTTTTTCCATTCTTTTGATGTCATCGGCTCTGCAAATTGAAACGCGGGGGCGGGCTGCACTCGTGTCGTGGCAGCGTCTACTTTCGGCAAGTCGTAAGACTTACGCAAAAAGTCTTCAAGCTTCGCGTCAGGCTTCAAGGCTTGCGCGCCCGCAAGAACTGAAATGATGTCTGCAAGTTCTTTCCCGGCTTTATCGTTGATCCCAGAACATTTGATTTTAGGGTATGCAACTTGTTCACCGAAATTCATTTTGATTAAATCAGGAATCAGTTTTCTATTTAAACATCCGGTAATAATATTTGCATACGCTTGGATTCCACTTAAAAAGAAATCACTCAAGTCAGTGCCGAGAGAAAAAGAACCGCCGGAACCATTCAAACCAAGTGATAAAAAGTTTGCAACAAAAGCATTCACCATTTCTGTATTTTCCATCAAAATAATTTCTTTTATTTTGGAAGCATCAAAATCACCGCGATTGATTTCTATTTCGTACCCGTTCGGAACAATCACGAACGCCGTTTCGTGTGATGTGTAAGACCTTAAAACTTTTTGAAACTCCTGATAGTCCGGCGAACTCGTGTCTTTTCCTTCCGGCATTTTACCGATAGGTGTCCCGATTGAATACTTTTCTATCCCGATAGCTGAGAGTCTTTGATATAAATTTTTTCTAACATACGGGCCGTAGACTGGACGAAGGGCTGAGATCCCCTCATAGTTATCCCCTTCTTGATTTAAAGACATCACAAGCAAAAACTGACCGTGCATAAAATTATTTCTACCAACTTCGCTTTGAACAACTTGCTCAATCCCGTCCAGTGCTCCGGTTTCTTTGTTGAGTCTCCAAAAATCTAAAGTTTTTTGAGAACGAAATCCAAGTTGTGCAAGTCCGTTAAAAGTTCCGAATTTTTTATGATTAGTTACTACGTTGTGGACGATTTCAAAAACTGCGTGACCAAATGGAACAAGTGTCAAAGCTTCGTGAATAAATTTGTCCCAGTTAAGTTGCTCTTTTAAAATTGATTCAATCAAGTCTTTTTGTTTAATTGCTTCCGCGTCTTCACTTGCTGCTTCAAATTCCCAGTTTGCAGATTTGATCGGATTCATCACTGCTGCAAGTACCATTGCGATTTGGGGCTCGGATCTTCGCATTTTATCATATTCAAATGCAGCTTCGGTTGATTGAAGTTTTTGCAAATATTCTTCTGAAAATATTCCGCCGAAAATTTCCGTTCCCGACGTCCCGACTGGTTTATAGTTTGCTTTTACTTCCGCAGTGAAAACGCTCGATTCTTTTTTAGATGTGTCTTCTGGATTTATATTTTGAAACTCGTTTACCATTCATTCCCCCGATTTAAGCCGCCCGCAATCGTTCCCGGCAAATTTGTAAAAGCACTCGTAAAAGACGCGACTTTGATTTCATCGTATCGCCCGTAGTTTGCCAACGCTAAACTATCGGCACTGTCCGGGGAACTTCGTCCAGTTCTTTTTTTGTAGTCGTCTTTCGATTCAATATAAGTTCGGCCCTTTGTGTCATATTTGTAAAGTATCGACGGCAACTCTTCAAGGTAAACAGAATCGTCAGACAAAGTCAGTTTTTCTTTTAAGTCTTCGCCGAGCAGTTTGAACATGCGGGCTTTAAGATTCACAAACCGCTCTTTGTCGCTTTCATCTCTGCACGCTGCCCCAAACTGTACCCCTCGAATTTCAATCGTCCTAGAGAGCCCGCCCTCGCGTTGCGCAGCCTTTAGGTTGTCAACCAATCCGCCGCCGAGTCCAGTCTCATCGATTGTAACCACATCAAAATTATTTTCTTTAATTATTGCAATTGAAATGCCTGTTAGTTCGGCAATATCTTTTTTCTGAAATGCTTTTCTAAATTCAAACTTGTACCCGTGAAGACTTGTCATCACAGTTGAATCCGCTCCGAACCTCGCAACGTCGATTCCTAAAAGTCGTCGGTCCGATGCTTCCGGATAATAAACTCTCAACTGCGCAGCCTCGACCATTCCTAGACTGACAAGTGAGTTTTCGGATTCTTCGGGAAACTTTCCCAAGATTTTAGATTGTGTCAGTGGATGATCAAAACCCCATTTTAAAATATTTCGAACGCACCACGAAACTGTCAGCATGTACGCTTTTGGATTTTTGTACGCTTGCAAATATTTCGACGCTTCGTCGTCGGACATGTGCCGGACTTTTTCTACTTCGTTTTTTAAATCGTCTTCAGTAAAAATATTATTTGTTTTAAAGTTTGGCGAATCAAAGCACGACAAATAAACTTTCGCCCAGTCACGTGACTTAAAGCATTTAAAAAATTCTGAGTTCCTTGAAGTTGGATTTGCAATCGTGACAAATTTTACATTCGCACTTGTCAGCAATCCCTCTGCCATTGTCCAGACTCCGGGGGGAATTCCAGTCGCTTCGTCAAAAATTACTAACAAGTGTGGAGCGTGGAACCCTTGAAAACTAGATTGAGTTCCTTGTCCAGCTTCACCGTTTAGTTCATTTTTAGGGGTAAAGCCAAGCGCAAAATGATCCGCGTCAATTTTCCACTCTGTTAAATTCATCACGCCCCCAAGTTTTATTAGGGCATTTGAATGCGCAGAACGAATTTCCGCCCACAAAATATTTTTGACTTGGTTGTAAGTCGGGGCCGTCGTGATGACTTTCGAATTCGGGTAAACGCTGCAAAACCAAAGCACCACGCGCGCAAGCGTCCAAGATTTTCCGACGTTGTGGCATGCTGCAATTGCTGTGCGTTCATTTGCTTCAATTGTTTCTAAAACTTTTTCCTGATATTTTTCTAAGGACGTCGCACCTAAAACCGTTTTAAAAAAAACAGAAGGACGCCTTGCTAAAAAATCAATTTCGTCTTTTTTAAACATTGTCAGAATTTACTTGTGGTGAAACGTCGATTGCTTTTTCTTTGTCCATTTCTTCACGCACGGATTTAACGACATCAATAAAAGATTTGAAAAAATCCCCGCCGCCAACCCCTTTGACTTCAATTGCTTTTTGTTTTGGGTAAACGTATTCCATCAACCGATCCACAATGTCTAATTTCATATTAAATCTAGAATTCACTAACCAAGGATTTTGAATTGTTTTTTCACCGTCCGCACTTGGATGCCCTTCTTTTGCTTGTAAATATAATTCTTCGGCTTCGTCGTACAGTTCTAACATTTTATCAACCGGATCAAATCCGTTTCTATGCAAAGATTTCATAATATCAAAACGCATTTGCATTGTGACGATTTTATCGCCCGGTTTTGTTCCGCGTTTCTTTCCAACTTTTTTCGGCGTTTCGGTCAAAATAATATCCCCCATATTTTTATAAACTTACTTTTAACGGCTGCGCTTGTACATAAATTTGTTTTTTAATTGTCAACTATTTTTTTCAATTCTTATTTTGCATTCATTTTTTTATTCAATTTTTGATTCAAAACTTCCAACTTTTTTAAAACTCCAAAAACAGTTTCCAGACAGACAGACAGGTAACTTTCCCATATAATACATTTTTTCTGTATA